GTTGGTATCAAGGCACGACGCTTACCCCGTGCCGGTGCGAAAGACATTGGCGACGTAGCAATCACACTCAAGTCGGATAAAGTTATTGTGGTTGAAGCAAAGAACGTGGCATCGGTGACGTTGAAAGAGTTCCTGCGACAGGCCGAAGTGGAAGCAGACAACTATGAGTCTAAATACAAGAACGTATGCTACCCTGTTGTCATGGTTAAGGCACGTCAACAAAGCGTTGGTGAAGGTCGCGTCATTATGACGTTGGACACGCTACTCAACCTACTCAAGTGGGAGGGCTTATCGTGACTGACGCTAGGTTCCCCATATGGCCAGTGCTTGAACACTACGGGTGGACGTTACCCTCACCGCGTGGCGTTTGGCAGACAGTAAAATGTGGGGCACACGACGACAGTCACATGTCTTGTCGGGTCAGTGAAGATGCAGGTCAAGTAAAATGTTTAGCATGTGGATTCTCAGGCGACGCTATCGCGGTCGTTCAACACTACGAACAGTTAGGATTTAAGGATGCTCTCACTAGATGCGAAGAACTCACTGGAACAAGCGACAGCAGCGTACGAAGCACAAGTGGATCAGGTCGCGGGCTATCTGGCAGCAAGGGGAATAAGTCAAGAGGCCGCGTTTACACACCGCCTAGGCTTCGTGGCCGATCCTCTGGTGGGACACGAACGGTACGTGGGTAGACTTGCTATCCCCTACGTCACGCCTACTTGTGTCACTGATGTTCGCTTCCGTGCTGTTAACGATGACGATTCTCCGAAGTATCTGTCGCGTGAGGGAGCCGAAACCCACCTATACAACGTGAAAGCGTTCGAGATGGACTCAGATTTTATTGCCATATGTGAAGGGGAAATGGACACGATCATATCCCATAGCATGTGTGGTATTCCTACGATAGGATTAGCGGGTGCTAACGCATGGAAGCCTTGGTATGCTAGGGCTTTCGCTGATTACCATAAAGTGTTTGTGTTAACTGATGGTGACCAGCCGGGTAGGGATCTTGGTAAGAAGATCGCGCAGCAGATTGATGTGGCGGTAGTAGTGTCCATGCCTGACGGGATGGATGTGAACGAAGTGTTTATTCGTGACGGTGTTGAAGGTGTCAGAGGAAGGATCGGGTTGTGAAAACTTTTGTGCGGATGCGTCTGTTGCTTTTTTGGCTCACGATAGTGGCTACGCTTGTTACTGGTTTCATTGTCGGCAGGTTTGTTGAATTAGGAGTGAAGTAATGAATCCATGGGTGTGGTTTAGTATCGGTGGCGTGGCGTTCATCGTTGTCGGTTTCATTGTTGACCGTGCAATCATGCGTGTCACGGGATGGGCGCAGGAGCGAGACATTAACAGGATCATTGCGGATGAGGTTGTTGAACAGTTCCGTAGGGAACAATCGAGTCGGAGGGAAGATCCACTATGACCGACATGCAACTGTTTAGTGCCGATGCTAGGGCAATATATAAATACATGGAAGACGTACTCATCAGTAAACAGTTAGACTACGGCCCCGGTAACATTAACAACGCGCCCGGTGGCCCACTCAACGGTTTACTGGTTCGCATGAACGACAAAATGGAACGACTCAAGCACCTGAATTACCATGCGGAAGGTGAACCACAAAACGAATCAATAGACGACAGTCTGCTAGACATAGCAAACTATGCTGTTATCGCTATGATGGTGAGGGCTGAGACATGGCCGACAAACATTTCGTGACATTAAGAAACTACCGTGTGTGTACCGAATGCAAAAACGGTTTCGTTCCCTCGGACCCACCATCCGTTTACACGTGCCTGACGTGCCGTTCATTGGCTCCTTGTGCCTGACGTGAAGCATGTGTGTGGCTACTGCATGACGCAGTACCACGATAACTGCCGGAAAGTAATAGTGTACTTCGATAAGACATGGACATGTGAATGTTTACACGACGAGGGAGTAACTAAATGAAACGCACCGTGGTAATTAGTGACCTGCAAATACCCTTCGAGGACCGTAAGGCTGTTGATGCCGTCGCGGAATTCATTGAGGACTTCAAACCTGACAGTGTTATCAGTGTGGGTGACGAGTCCGATCTCGCACCGCTGTCACGCTTCTCACTAGGTACACGTGGAATGTATGAAGGTAACCTTGGTGCCGAACGTGACCGTGTAGTAGATGTTCTAGGTATGCTGAAAGTACAGCACATCACCCGCAGCAACCACCTTGACCGTTGGTTCGCTGCACTCTCACGAGTACCAGCGTTCGAGACAGTACCCGAAATGAAACTAGAAACGTTCTACAAGTTTGAGCAGTTAGGTGTCACCTACCACAAAGATCCGTGGGCACCAGCAAAGAACACGCTACTCATGCACGGTGATGAGGGCGCCATGAGCAGTAAGGCAGGGCAGACGGCCCTTGGTTTAGCGTTACGTACCAACACAAACATTGTGTGTGGTCATACGCACCGTCAAGGTATCTCTAGTACCACGTTCACGTGGCTAGGTAACAAGCAACCCAAGACCGTGTTCGGTTTCGAGGCGGGGACACTCGCAGACTTCAACTCTCCGGGTATGCGCTATGCGAAGATGAAGAACTGGCAGCAGGGTTTCGGTTTACTGTATGAGGACGGCAACAACGTCACGCCAGTGGCAATACCGATAGTGAACAAGTCTTTTATTGTAGAGGGTACGATGTACAAATGGAGATGAAAGAGATGACCATTACTGACAGTGAAATTAAACTAGCGAAGCAAGGTGCACAAGGCGCGTACCGTGCAGGGCGTGGATTGATAGACCTCGGTGACCTGATCGGTGAAGCGAACATGTGGATGGTGGAGAACTATCGTAAGGTAGTGACGTGGAGAGATGAAGGTCGCCACGGGCACAACAAACTCCGGCAAGCGTGTCGTCAGCGTTGCCTTACTGTGATCGCACGGGAACGTAAGAAGCGTTCCGGTCTTAAAGGTGGGGATCTTTTCTTTTACAATCCTCAAATGGTTCGTGAACTTATCGCAGACATTTTCAGTGTAGATGATTGGACTACTGGCGGTGTTGATAATGGTGAGTTGCGGGGCAAATCAGTGCCCTCTGAGGGTGGAAACAAACTAGCCATGGTGGTTGATGTGCGTGGTGCTTTCTATTCCCTCACAGTGGACGACAGGGCTGTTATCACGGCGTTGTATCGTGACGGTAAATCGTTTACACAGGTAGCAGACACTCTTGAAGTTGCTGAACGTACAGTGAGGCGCAAAGAGGAACGTATTCTTGAGAAGATTGTGGAACGGTTAGGTGGAGAGAACCCTTTCAGGAGGTAAAAAAAAGAGTACGCCAGAACGTGCCCGTTAAGGCATACTCCGGCGTACTCTTTCTTTGCGTTAAACTATTTCACCCGGAACCACCAGTCCCTCGTATTGCTTTGCACCTTTACGTTCACGCTTACGCTTAGCGTTGTCGGCAGCGTCAGCAATAACCTTAGCCAAGACTGTGACGGCGCGAGGCAACTCCCCCTCCCAATCCGGTGTGTAAGGATCGAAAGAGAAAGTTACACTCAACTTCACTACGCCGTCCGAATGATGCACGGAATCAATGCTGAGTAGTGATAATCGTTCGGGACTCAACGGTCTCGGTTCACGGTATCGGTCACTCATCACTTCACCTCCGGCGCGTCGCAGCGTTCAAGTGTGGCTAACTCATCCGAAATCTTTCCAGTATTCCAGTGAATCAAATGATTGTCCCCAGCGAACATTGCGCCAATTTCGTTGTAGTAAACAGAGTAAGGGCCAAATGCTGTCCCTGATTTGTACGTCCCTCGCACCCACTCATGCTCTTTCAATGTCGGGATCAGTTCGGCAGGTGTCGGTGGGACGTACAGGTCAAGGAGGGCTTCGTGCTCCGCACGATAGTGGTCGGAACGGTAATACCAGTCACCATCTTCAACCACATAATCCGCTGTCGCTATTACCCACGGATAGGTTTCAAGGCGCGTTACAACCCGATCCCCAACCTTAAACTTTGGTTCGGGTGTCCAACTTCCCACATCGGGGAGTTCATTCCGCGCCGCCTTGAGCGCGGCGCAGTGATCGTTCCAAGTAACAAACTCTCCTTGATCGTGTTCATTCATTTGGCTAAAGCCAACTTCCCAACGCTGTATCTCACTCATCGTTATCATCCCTATCATGCTCCGTGTTTACCAGTAAATCTTTCAACTTATTCATAATCAGTATTCTCCATTCATTACGTGTGTCATTGACCCGGGATTCTCAAACTTTTCTTCCAGTATTTCCTCAACGTGTAAACGGATCTCGTAATCCGTAGGATACTCGTCGTAAGTAAACTCGTGATCAATAATAGTTTCCTCACTGTTGTATGCGTGAACAGTATACGTGTCATCCGTCCATTCGTGCACACAAATATCGTAACCTTCAATCTTGTCACGTTTCTGTTTTTGTATCAACCAAACATGTTTCGGTTCACTCAACATTACTATTCACCTTCCCCTAACGCAATCTTGGCAGCGTAACTATACGCCGCAGCAATATCGCAACGAACACAAAGCATGTTTGCGTTGTGTTTAATGTGATGCTTGTTCGAGTACGCAATAATACTTTCCGCTATCCTCTGTCGCACTTCCCTCTCCTCATCTTTTTCAATCATCATCATCTCCTTGTCCTATCTCGACTGTTGGTATATCCGCACAGTCACACTCCACCACACATTCACACTTGTCAAACAACCTGTCGCAGCAGTAATGCCAACCACAGTTAGTCATCATCATCTCCATCTATAGGTGTAGGCAACGTCACAAGGCTACCACACAAGGCACACACCCCGTCAAGTAAATACCACGCAACCTCACGGTCATCATCAAACTTTACGCAAGCAATAAACGTGTCACACCCACACGGGCACACGCACGTCGGTATACCACGGTAATCCGTGCCCTCACCTCGCATGACACCATCAAAAACTGTTGCAAGTAAAGGGTTTCTTCGCTTAACTTTCCTACCAAACATTACAAACAACTCCTAACCTTGTATGATGTTTGCGCCCAATGTGAGCGACCATCACCATGATTCCACACTAGCCAGAACGCCATGTCCTGCCAGTACATTGACCAATCATTAACCTTACTAGCCCGCAACGTTCGACCAATCTTGATAGCCGAATCTTTAGGTAAAGTTAAGCGTAACTCACGCTGTATCATCCAGCCCGCACCAACACCCATCTTTTTTGACAATTGATACGCGCCACGATACTTACCCGTGCCATTGTTAGCGCCGTAAGCATGACGCGACTCATGCCAACGGATACAACGACGCAACGCCTCCGTCCTCGCAACAAAAAACCTTCCAGTGTAAAGGCTTGCACCGTGATACTTTTTCTGTCCACGATCCAACACTTTAATGTTCACCTTGTCACCGTAAGGCCGGTGGTACACGCCCTCACCCGCCACCGACACACCAGCCGGTGTGAGTGCAAGGCTAGTGGCCAGTATTATTTCCTTAATCATCTTGCACCCCGATCAGTTTCGTTATCAGTATCCGTGACCTGTCCGGCCCCGGTTCCGGTATGTTACTAGACAAAGCATTCTCAGCCTGCTTTACAGTCCAGTACGGACCCCACGTAAACATGCCAAGGCTTGACTGTTGTACCACAACGTACGTGTCCCGTTTAAACACTAAGTCTGACGCCGCCACCAGCACGTTACGTGCCAACGATTCAACGTCGTCATGCTCAGCGTCCAGCAGCGCAGTAACCTCCCGTACCTCACCGACACGAGGGTTGAACACGCTATGCACAACTTAACCCGTAGTCAATCCGTTGATGCGGGATTCCTCGCTCCCTGCGTGTAGACTTAAGGTCGGCGGGACTCATTCCACCCCAGAAACCGTACTCTTCGTGACGTAAAGCCCACTCACCACAATCAACGTTGATCGGGCAAGCGTCACAAATCTTTCTTAGTACAGGGTTCTCGACCCGTGCGACACCAACTTCAACAAAGAAAGCGTCGTCACCGATACTAATGCACGTCCCATCTTCCCAGCGTATGTCAGTGAATCGTTTAAACGCCACGGTAAACACCTTCCTTCGTGTAGTTAGTCCACTTAATTATCGCGCAGTCTTGAGTGCAGTAATGCTCACCGTCGTAGGTAACCCAATGAAAGGGTACTGTCGGACTGTTCACTACCCTGTCACAATAGTCGCAACCGACCGTTTCTTTAATACTCATGTCACTTCACCTTTTCTTGTAGTTTTTCTATGCTACCGTCGTCATAACCCAGCATGTCTACGGCTAGCACCGCATAATCCAGCATGGCCGGATCACTGTATGGTTGCGGCCTAGGCTTGAACCCTTTGAACTCGCAGAAACGCTCGTAGAGTACACGTGCCAACAAGTATTGTACTTTTAGTTCGTCGTCCATTAGATGCCTTCCTTTTCCCAGTCGTAAACGTTGTCATCATTAAGGTAATCGTAGTAGTGATCCTCAGTAAACATGCTGTAAAACATGGCAGCCAGTACTGCTATGCCACATAGCACAACGATCACTAAGCCTACACGCACACCAATGTCTAGTGTTGCCCAAAGAATATCGCTCATGTCGTCACCTTCCTGTCGTGTCGTATCTTGCGTAACGTAATCTGGTACTCAGTAGTGTGAGTGTCGTTCGCACAATCTAAGCACATTGTAGGCACGTGCAATTCCTCACGTATCCCGACGCACGAGCCACCGCTTGATGATATGTGGCTATCTGCCATGTATGCCGGTACGTGTTGCCCGCAATGGCACGTAATCCATCCACTAACACTCATGTCACTCACCTATCCTTAAATTGTTCGTCTTGATCCACTATCTCTTCGTCACTATCGTAAATAATAATGTCTTCAACCGACTCAAGATTCACGAATATGCCAGAATGTTTAACCAATTTCCATGCGCTCTCTGCGATAAACTCTCCATCTTCCGGTTCAACACCAACAACAATCGTTGCGTAATTAAACACAAAATGCACCGTGTATGTATCCATCTCAGATCATCTCCTCGTCGCTTAGGACTCGCTCAATGGTGTGAAGGATCAGGGTCTTAACAACAACGCCTTCGTTTGCACTCTTGCCGTCCAGTAACTTCCGGTACGCAACAGCATCGCTCTTGCTAGCGGACTTGTATACCGTGGCAAACATGTATCCTTTATTGGGATCTTGCTGCTGTACCGTGAAACTATCCATCTCACTCACTCTCCCATTCCAACGTCAAATTATCTAACTCAATCCAGCCTTCCGACACCCCGTCACTCCAGCGGACAGCGGGGTGCTCCTTGCCAAAGTGACGCCACATGAACGGCTTGCCCCATTGCAAGCACTCACCTCTGCGCTCACCCTTAGTGTCAAGTCGCCACGCGAATCGTCCACTGTTTGCGACGGCTTCATCCCATGTCACATCCATTAGATCCCCCACCTATTCAACTGAGCAATCTCACGGACGTACTGCTTCACGTCCTCAAGAGTCTCAAAGCACTCACGGACTACATCAGAGCCGTCAGGGTCAATCCCAAACTCAGCATGATGCAGATCGAAGTATCCGTCCACGGGCCACGCCCAAAACGTGCCACGGTAACCGTCTAGTTTCCCGTTGCGTAAACGGATCGGGCTTTTGATTCCTTCCATCTCACTCACCTATCCTTATCTATTTAGCGTGGCAGCGGACGCTACCAGCCTGAATTCTTTAACGCTAACCTATCCTCAGTATTCCACCAGTTACCGGAACCACCCTTAGGTGTGTGACATAGGCACTCTAAACTATCTGACCCACAATCAACACAATGCCAGCATGTACGGCACACTCCACTAACCGCAGACTCCGACGATTCACCCCAAACAATACCACACTCGGGGTTAAGGCACTCCACACCAAAGTCAAGGTCGCAATCATCTCGCACATAATACTCGTCCGATAGCATGTACGACCAGTTGGCAGGATACCGCGAAACATAAGGCATGTAACTTGTGTTACTAAACCACATGCCCTCGTCCCAAAGCCCGTCGTCCTCGTTCAATATGTATGTCGGTTGCAGCATGTCATCTCTTGAAGTCATGATGACCATCTTAGATCCCTTCATCCACTTCTCAAACTTCTTGAACTCTTTAGGCTTATCTAGTGTGCCGACACCACGCCTAGTTAGTATGTCCTCAGCGAAGATCCTAGTATCTGACCTACGGTCACCCTTAGCAGGTTCGATAGGCAGCATGCCGTTATGCGCCAAGATAGTTCGCTCGTCACCTACCCTGAACGGATGATTATTCTCCAGCATAGTAGGGCCATGCGTCGTGATCCTCGCATGATAAACCGCGTCGAAGTCAATCCACTTAGATCGTAACTCCATGTAGCGTTCAATAGCAGTATTAGGGTTCATGGTTCGACCCGTAATAATCTTGTCTGGTGTACGAACCGCCCAACCAAACCCGTCAGGGTTACTAGCGTTGCAGTTGTTTAGTTGTCCCTCTGTCGGCATGAATCCTGCCGGACTGTAACATATGATGCACATTGTGTTGCTCCTATTCTTTGCTGAACTATCGCACGTTGCGAGTAGTCACTAATTGTAGTGCGTAAGGGTAGTCGGATAGTTCCGCGTCCTCTAACCATGTAGTAAAGTTGTCTGCCAGTAACGCCCCTGCCAGTATGTCGTTAATCGTGATGTCTCTAGTGTATTCCACTATCGCAGCAACGAACTCCACATAACCTAGTACCGTATGGAACTCATTGTTACCAGCGAACATTCTCACTTCCACAGTTGCGCTATTGCACAAGTTCAATGCCCTGTATCTGTCACCACCTTGCCTCTTAATGTTGCTCCGTAATTCACCCTTGTCGTACTTACTTACCTTTGACCAGCGGTCAAGGTATCTCCGTCCACTCACCGTCTCGATGAACTTAGGATTATGGATCATGAATGTTGCCAGTCGTGCAAGATGCATGTCATCTTTGAATGTAGTCCTAGACACATGAACGTGAGTCCCGCATGAGTCCCGCCCAAAGTCTGAGCCGTTACGTTTAGCGTCGCTCATGAACTCCGATATCCTAAGCCCGAACTGTCCACGCCAACCATCCAAAGTGGCAGGGTTAGTTATAAACTCCGTCCCTCGATCCAGCGAGCCGTCAGTTTCGGCGTGACCAATGTAGTCGTCCTCTAAAGACTCAAAGATACTGCCCAGCATAGTGTCAAAGCCCTCAGACTCTAACTCTACGCCGAAGTGCTGCGACTTAACGGGGTCATGTGTCGGTTCATCTTCCACGTCCCAAAACTTTATGCCGTGAGGATTACCACTATGGTACTCATGCAAGTAAGGTATACCAGAGTCACAGTCAGTATAAGACTCATGGCATGACTCGCAACGGTATTCATCTTCTTCATAGTAGAAGTAATCTTGGTGTGCAAAATATCCGCAGTCGTAGCACTCACGATAATCCCTCATGCAACGATTACACATGTCATGCTCACCGTTAAAGTGACCATCTTTCACATATACGTCACAGTTATCGCACCTTGACCAATCTTTATCAACGCACTCACTACATAACAGTCGGCCAGTGCGTGACTCGCCTTGATAGTCAAGGTTCAAGTCTTTATCTTCAAGGCATTGAGAGCAATTAAATAACTCTACTTCGTCCTCTGTGATTGTTTCGCTCATGTCTCCACCCCCTTTCCCATTCTGTCGTAACGTATCCGCTTTGGATACTACACCATGCACTGACTCATTCGCCTAGTGCATAGTGTGCTATTGAAAGCGGGCCAAGATGTCGTGCCTCACTCATTCATATGTGTCACTCTCTCCTAATAGTTGGCGGAATAAAGCCTTAGCATCTGGCAAGGTATAGTCAATGTAGCGTTGTCGCACCAGATAACCTAAGTCATCCAAGGCTGATAGTGTGAATCCGTCTACGCCATGTTGCTCTACGGTAATGTCCGTATTACTCATGTCTAATCCTTAATTGTAGGCAGGTCGGTTAGCCTGATCAAAAGTAGAATATGTCACCTTGACATACGGCCTAGGCACATAGTCATCGTCGTTCACAATAGGTTCGACTAGGTTCGTCGAAACATTAACCCGTTCGCGTGTTGTCCTACGTCGTGGCTTTTTGCCATAGGCAGGGTAGTAACCCGTTGGTGACGAACTACTACGCAAGCCATACACACTAGGGTTAGGTCTTGCACTCACCCTAGCCAGATTTAATGGCGTACCACTACCATACAACGCCGCGCTATTAGCGCGAAACATAACTACCACCTACCTATTCTAGTCTGAGATACTTGCGTATCTTCCAATAAATCAACCTTACTACTTTTGGTTCATGTAGTCAAGTACCTAGCGGAAAGAGCTTTGGGAGAGGATCACCGGCGACCGGCTTCTTGATCCACGCTCCCCGAACTTTCCGGTTTCTACTTGCTTACAGGGATTACATTACTCCGATCTCAGGAAAGCACAAGGGGCAAAACGGACATTCACATGTGATCTACGTCACACTCATTGTCCGATATCCGGACTTTTGGCAGGGTGAACTAATACCACTCCGACAATCCTAAGCCATCAGAATGGCTTACAGGGGCACATAGGGGCACATGAGGACAGAGAAATACCCCCCGACCCGAAGGTTAGGGGGCACTAGTCCCGAACGGTTACGCCTCGAAGCTGACACTTTCCCGCTGTGCAATGTTGCCAAGTACCGCGCGTAGTCGCAATTCTGCCAACTCAATGTTGCGGATCAGATCCTGATAATGCTTACCATTAGTTGGCCGACCCGTTCCTACATGCAAGTCATACTCCCACTTAGCATCACATAACCGACCCTGCGCAACTAACTCCCGTTGATCCATGACATCACCTTCCAATAGGGGCACGTCGTCGCGCCGATACCCGATTATCCGTCCACGCTCACAATTCTGTCAATAGTCTGTCCGATATCCGGAACTTTCGACCCCCGACCCAATACATGCCCGTCAATCCTAGGCCCTCAGAATGGCTTAGAATAGCTTGTCCGATAGTCGGAGTCCTGGCCTACACATAACGGACACACACACACAACGCACCATCTGCAAGGTAGTTGCATCTGCATGCGCTTGGTTATTGCAAGTTGTTTGCAGTTGCGAATGGTTCGCAGGTATATATAGTACGGTTCGGGTCAGGAAAGACTGATATATGAGTGTCGTGGTGCGGTTCGAACACCATACCCCTAGGGGGTATACCCCCACCACCCACCTACGGTACCGTAAGTTACCCGCCAGTAACAAGCACCACCACGGACACCAGCAGTACAACCTGACCCCATCATTGTTAAGATGACACCACCCACATATATATATATAGGGGTACCTTTCTTGCGGGTTATATTGTTTGGGGGCTACCGTATTGTCCGGTTTGTACACATAGTTTACAACAATGTTGTAACGATTTGCTTTTTCTTCGTTTTTTGTGTCCGAAAGGGTGTCCGAAACGAGGATATATATATAGAGAGTAAAACCGTACGGTACTGTAAGCGAGTGCTTCTTGCACGAGCGCACATCGCTTCGGTTAAAGTACCGGCACTACGAAGTAAAGGGCCGGTACGTTCTACTCACCCTTTCGTTGCTTCGCCTCAAGGGTTCGTGTTGTTGTTTACTTCGCCTTCACAGTTTACGGCTCAGTAACTAATTTAACGCCAATGGGGGTACCCTCTCCTACACCCCTGTTAACACCTTAGTTAACGTTGCTGTGTACACAATTTTTTTTTAACGGAAAGGTTGTCTCCATGGCTGCTGCGGGCCGTAAGGCTGGTACTGTTGCCGAGGCTAAAATCTTGTTCCTTGAGCAGTTGCAGTCAGGTATGACTATTAAGGCCGCAACTAATGCCACTGGCCGTAACATTACGACGTATGAGCGTTGGCGTCGGGATGATCCTGAGTTTGTGTCGGCGGTTGAACGTATCCGTAACATGAGGAACGTGTCTGGTGTGCGTACGGGTGTTCACATGTCGTTCCCGGAGTTTAGTGAAAAGTTTCTTGGTGCCCGCGTTTTTCCTCACATGCAGAATGTGGTGGACATGATTGAGGGTGGGAAGCCTTCGTGGGTTCATCCTAGTATGACGCATGAGGGTGGGGAACCTGACCTTATTATTGCGAACATGCCACCAGAACACGCGAAGACTACGAGTATAACAATTAATTATGCCGTGTACCGTATTGCTATGGACCCTAATACTCGTATCCTTATCGTGTCGAAGACACAAAGTATGGCTAAGAAAATGCTTTTTGCTATCAAGACTCGTTTGACGCATCCCCGCTACGCAGACATGATCACCCAGTATGGTCCGGTGGGTGGTTTCGATAAGGATGCTGAAGCGTGGAATCAGGACATGATCTACATTTCTGGTAATGCCCGTGACAGTGGCGAGAAAGACCCTACTGTGCAGGCTCTTGGTATTAGGGGCCAGATTTATGGTGCCCGCGCTGACCTCATTATTTTGGATGATGCTATTGATAGTATTAACGCCCACGATTATGAGCGACAAATAGATTGGATACAATCTGAGGTTGTCTCCCGAATTTCTTCATCAGGTGCCTTGCTAGTGGTTGGTACACGACTTTCCAGCAAAGACCTTTACTCAGAGTTACGTGACCCGAAAAGGTACCCTGATGAGGAATCCCCTTGGTCATACTTGGGTATGCCTGCCGTCTTACAGACGGACGAGGACCCCCTAAAATGGGTGACGTTGTGGCCTAAATCCAATCAAATTGAGATTGGGGCTAAAGGGGCAGACACAGAACCAGACGAGGACGGGCTGTTCCCTAAATGGAACGGCACAAAATTATCTAAGAAACGCAAACGTATGACACCGCGAGTGTGGAGCATGGTGTACCAGCAGCAGCAGGTTGCTGATGAATCCATTTTCACTATGGAGTCGTTGCGTGGAAGTATTAACGGTAACCGTATGACTGGTCCTATGCCCAAAGGTATGGTGAACTGCCGACAGAATGGTATGGATGGTCTCATTATTATTGCTGGCCTCGACCCTGCCACTTCTGGGCACACCGCCGCCGTAGTTATCGGCCTAGATCATTACACGAACAAACGATACGTACTAGACGTGTACAACAAGGCGGGTACTACACCTGAAGAGATCCGGGATCTTATCAAGAACTGGACTGACCGTTATGGGGTAGTTGAATGGAGAATAGAAAAAAACGGTTTCCAAGGGTTCCTTGTCCATGACCGCGAAATAAACCAGTATTGTGCTGGGCGCGGTGCGAGGATCATGCCCCATTTTACTGGCAACAACAAGCATGACGCCGATTTCGGTGTTGCGTCCATGACAACTTTGTGGGCAGGGTGGGAAGATAAACATCACCTTGTAGAGTTACCGTCCACTCACGGTTCTGAAGCAGCCAAAGCAATGGTGGAACAACTCGTTACTTGGTCGCCTAACGCACCTAAAGGAACGAAGACAGATATTGTTATGGCTTTGTGGTTTGCTGAACTTGGTGTTCGGGACCGTATCACGTTGCGGGGCAACTACACTAGGTCACACGTAAAGAACTCTTTCCTTACCCCGTGGGATAAATCGAATCAGATTACAGTTGACCTTGTTGACGCTGAAGCGCAGCAACGTTGGCAAACTATTGGTGCTTAGGAGTAATTAGTGAATGAACTAACAGGTGGCAAGGGCACAGAAGATGTGCCTATGCGCGAACTTAGGGGCTTGTACACCCGCACCAAGACCCGTTTCACTGCCCGCGATACCCGTATGCAGAACGTTCTTGCTGTACGTCAAGGCCGTATGCGTGACGTTTTCCCTGCCCTGTTCCCTGAAGGCCCCTTCGATGGTGGCATAGTGGCGAACATGGTGGATGTTGCGGCCCGTGACCTGTCAGAAGTACTAGCACCACTACCATCCTTTAACTGTTCCTCATCTAAGATGACTAACGACACGGCTCGTGCCTTCGCTGAGAAACGCACACGCATCGTTAACGGCTACTTGGATAACAGTGGCCTGCAAATACAAATGTACACGGCGGCTGACCGCTACTTCACTTACGGTTTCGTTCCCAGCATCATCGAAATTGATGACGACAACAAAATGCCAAGGATTCGTTTCCTTGATTCTATCGGTGCATACCCTATCTTTGACCGTTGGGGAATGATCACTGCTGGTTTCTTTGCTTTCTTCAAGTCCCGCGACGAACTCATTGTCATGTACCCCCACACTCGGGGTATCCTTGAGACTCCCGGTGGTGGAGGGGGCAACGATCTTATAGAGATTGTTCGCTACCACGACAAGCACGTTGATATGATCTTCATGCCCCACAAAGAAGGCATGATACTGGAATCAGTCAAGAACCCTGTGGGTGAATGTCTCCTAGAATGGACTCAACGTCCCGGTGTTGATGAAGAATCACACGGACAGTTCGATGACGTGCTAGCAGTACAGGTTGCTAAGGCAAGGTTTGCTTTACTGAGCCTTGAGGCTGCACAGAAAAGTGTTCAGGCACCAATCGTGCTGCCACCTGACGCGCAAGAAATGACGTTCGGACCTGACTCTATCATCCGAACTAACAGCGGTGACCGTGTACGCAGGGTAGCCCTTGAGGTTCCTTCTGCTGCTTTCGCTCAACAAGGTGTACTTGATCAAGAGTTACGGCAGGGTTCACGCTACCCTGACGCACGTAACGGTAACGTTGAGGGCAGTGTTGTTACTGGCCGTGGCGTTCAGGCACTCATGTCAGGCTTTGACACGCAGATCCGTACAGGTCAAGCCATGTTTGCCCGCACCCTTGAACGTCTTGTTCGCAAATCGTTGATGCTTGACGACACACTGTTTGCTACTGTAAGCAAAACTGTTCGCGGTAACGCCGACGGTACCCCGTATGAGGTGAAGTACCGCCCAGAAAAAGACATTGACGGTGACTACACTGTTGACGTTCAGTACGGTCTCATGGCCGGACTAGACCCCAACAGGGCACTCGTGTTTGGTTTGCAGGCCCGTGGAGACAAACTGATTTCCCGTGACTTCCTTCGCCGCCAAATGCCTTTCTCTTTGAACGCCTCAGAAGAAGAACAACAAGTAGACATAGAAGAACTCAGGGATGCGTTGAAGCAGGCTGTCGCGGGTTACGCACAAGCCATACCTATCCTTGCACAGAACGGTCAAGACCCCGGAGAGATCCTTGCACGTCTATCCCAAATTATTATTGGTAGGCAAAAAGGTTTACCGATGGAAAAGATTGTCTCAGAAGCCTTCGCTCCTGAGCCTGCTCCCATGCTGCCGGGGGTTGAACAGTCAGGTGTTGATGACCCTAACGCTGAGATGCTGGGTCCCTCTGGCGAGGTTCCCCCCGGCGGTGATGGTAACGAACTACCGGGCCTAAATGATGCCACTGGTCAACTCCGTGGGGTTGCACCGGGACAGTCCGGCATGAGTCCGGGTGGTGCACCTGACATGCAAACCCTTCTTGCGTCCATGGGTTCCAATGGGCAACCTAACTTACAGGCTGGCGTTTCACGCCGCCTACCTATCTAAGGGGTAAACGATGGCGGCTACTCCTGATCCTCGCCTAAAGAAGGCGGGTGTTGCTGGTTTCAATAAACCTAAACGTACACCCAGCCACGCCACTAAGTCTCACGTTGTTGTTGCAAAGGAAGGCGATCAAGTTAAAACGATTCGCTTTGGCCAACAAGGTGTTACTGGTGATAAGCAACCTTCCGCTAGGCAGGCTTCGTTTAAGGCTCGTCACGCAGCAAACATTTCTAAAGGTAAAATGTCAGCGGCTTATTGGGCCGATAAAGTCAAATGGTAAAGGGATAAACAGTGGATAAAAAACCAGCAAAAAAGGCCACGACTGCACCAAAGAAAAAAGTTCCTAAAGGTTCCCATATGATGCCTAATGGTTCAATCATGAAGAACTCAGCAATGAAGAAGAAGTATTAGTAATGGCAGAGAAGAAACCGTTTTGGGAAAAAAAGAATCCAAAGAAAACTTCCACTCCTTTAACTGCTGCACAAAAAAGCAACGCTAAGGCTAGAGCCAAGAAAGCCGGTCGTCCTTACCCTAACTTGGTTGATAACGCTGCTGCCAAAAAATCCTCATCAAGTAGAAAGAAGTAGCGGCATGTGTATGTCTTGTGGTTGCTGGATGGACCCTGAAAGTAAAAGTGAACCGAACCATCCGGAGAATTCAACTGTAATGCCTAACGTTAAAACAACGGTAGGTCCTCTTCCTAAGAAAGGTAACTAACATGGCAGCATCAGCACCAACACAACCGCCTCTTGACGGTCGCAACTCACCAAAGCCCGGAGATAAAGGACAGAT